ATCAGACTGGATATCATTGCCAGCCATACGATCTTTGGTGAGGTTCAGCGAATGTGTACTGAAAGGAAGGTTTGTGAAGTTACCTGCTGGTGTTGTACCAAAGGTTGCCTCTGTAATGAAAGAAAGGCTTGAGCGTGATCCTTGAGCGAAGGCCATATTATATTCTCCTAGAGGAAGTTATCATTTGTAAAAGTACCACCCGATATTAACTACCGTATAGTAATAAGGTTGCTTGTTTTGCCCCTGCTCTCTCTCAGCGTAGTCAACTGAAATAATGATAGCAGGGATAGACGGGTGAGTTACATCTGTTGTAGCCTCGAAGTGATCAACTACTTTATCTGCTAGATCATCAGCACGGGATGGACCTATGCCTTCAGGGGTGTAGCAGAAGATAGTGAACAGACCTTGGTATCTCATTTGAGGGTTCAAGCCTCTTACCGCTGGTTTGCGGCTAGTAGGGATCAACTGACACTTAAGCCAGTCAGCCCCTTGTGGTGGATCGTATGAGACGTTCTCGTAGGATATCTCAGGTACGTCAGCCATAGTGCTAAGGTGGTACTCTAGGGCTGCTCTTATGTCGTCATATACACTAGCCACTTGGGTCATTCCTTAGTTTACGAAAGACATGATATCCGTCCCTACGCCAACCTACTCCACCGTCTTCTACATCTTTAGCATGAGGGCTTCTGTTGCGTAAGGTCAGACTTTTGACTGTCTTCATATCAATTCTGTTTAAGTCTTGTATCATCTGCTGATAGCCTTGGTCTCTCATGGCTTGCAGGTCTTGCCCTCTAGGCTTATTCTTAGAGCTTCTCATGCGTCCTCCACCTGATCCGCTAGGGACAATAGAGAAGGACGTCACATAAGCTCCTGTGTCCACTGGAGAGTAGATGACAGCTAATGCAGCTAGGTTAGTCATCGTATCTTTAACTGCATCCTCTGCTACCTGCTCAAGAGCCTCTATCTTATCAAAGAAACTCTTATTGATGGTCAACTGCTTATATGTTCTTGCCATACTTACGGACCCTTCAGATGACAGATGTAGCACATGACTACACCATTGCTCTTTATTGTCCTGACCATTGTAACCTCATCATCTGAGATCATATCTTTGTCAGTTGGTACAGTGTTAGGCAATTGACTTTTAGGTATGAAGCATCTACGGTCAGATACTACAACTTGGGAGGCATCCGTTACACCAGCTTCATTTACAAAGATATATCCTCTGAATGTAACTGTAGCTGTTGTGCCTCCATCGACTACACCTGTCTGTGGGTTGTATGTACCAGAGGAAGTGCTTGAGATAAGACTAAGGCTTTCACCATGCTGTTTCACTAGCCTAGCTAGGTCTTTCTCCCTAAACATCTGTCAGGTTCTTGTAGCGAGGGTCTTCAAACTGCTTACGAAAGAATGTATAGCTTTTAGCAGGGGAAGTCGGTAGCCCACCGATAAAGATACCAAGGGAAGTACCGTCTTGACGATTGCCCTCTTGCTTGAGTTGTACGGATAATTTACTGTAGCCACTTGCAATAGTGCTGTTGTCAGACGACAGGACACCATCAATCTCAGTGTCAGTGTATCCTGCGTACTTAGATGATATAGCAGATGCACACAAAGAAGCTGCTAGATATACAGCATTTGAGGCAGATGCTAATGTGAATGTGATCTCCTCATCCTGTACTTCAGCAGAAGTTACATCTGTATCACCTAAGAGGAACCTAACGACATTAATTCTGCCTCCAGCAGTAGTTTTGTCTAAGTCTGTTGGATCATAAGTAGCAGTCATTAGGTAATCCCTTTAGTTTGTCTATTGATTCTCTAGGTAGCCAAAGTTACTACGCCATGATCGGATCAGACCCCTTTGCTTAGATACAACGCGAGAGTGTTTGCATTTCTCTCTGTCGTACTTCAGCTTGTTATCTTTTGCATTAGCCTTGACTTTGACATTGAAACCATCTACTAGATAATTCAGTTGATCAATCGTCATAGCATCTAAACCGTCGCCTACCTTCTGTTCAACAGTAAGCTTATCACTGTGAAACAATTGGTGGCTGTGGAACAGGATACGAGCTTGGTCAAATGTTACACCTAATGTCTTCCAAGGGAACTCTTTGCCAGACTCATAAAATCTACCGTTCCAAGTGATACCAGCCGCAGCCTTAACAAAGGTTGGCATACTATCCTGAAGTTCTTTGTAGTAAACGTCTGTCATTTGTATTGACTTTCTATTGTTGTCGGGTTAAAGGTATATTACGCTCCAGCGTAACTTTGGGTATTATGCGCTAGAGCGTAACTTAGGTTATTTACAGAACGTCATTTACAAACGTACCGAGCGATGGGCCAACAACCTTCATGTCATATGCCATCTTAGCTTGAATTTCTTCAGCTACACCTTTGCGTTGCAGTGCTTCATCTGTGAATGATTCTACGGAGATACCGTATGAAACACCTTCGATGGAGTTATATGCAAAGTTCAGGCCAGAAGCAGGCATGTCCAAGCCAGCATCCGCAGGGGAATATGTCAGGAGCATGGAGTCACCAGCCATAAACGCAGGAGTACCAGTTGCACCCTCTTTTGCGGTGTTGCTGACTGCATCCATGACAATCACTTCTTCTACACCAAAGATGTTTGCAAGCAGGGTCATGTCAATCAATGCTGGGTTAGCAATGGTTGCACCACCGTTGATGCGGCCCAAGATTTGTGGGTTAGCCATCAGTGCGTCAATTGTACGCTGTGGGATCAAGATTTTGTTGCATTTGATACCGTAGTTACGCAGTTGAAAATCACGCTTCCATCCACGGACGTTATCAATTGGAACTGCTGCACTGTCGGACCACTTTACGAAGTCATTTGTACCAGAAAGGTCTTCTGCCCAAACACCAGTCTTAAAGAATGTGTTAAGAAAGTCACGATCCTTTTGCATCAGCATCTTGTTCATTACGTTCTTGACCTTACGCATACGCAGGTTAAGCACATCATCAGCATTTGCCAAAGTCTGTTGATCAAAATCAGCAGCCAAACCATAAACTTCTGCAAAGTATGTATCAGTTGCAGAGCTTACTTCGATCTTGGGTGGTGCAGTACGTGGGGCCAGCTTCTGAACATCGCCTTCACGGTTTTCTTCATCTGGGTTAAACTTGTAAAACTTATCAGACTGCTTGTCAACTTCAACTGCTGGGAAAATCTTGTCCGCAATGAAGTTTTGCTCAGTCATGTAAGAAAGGGTCAAGCCAGTAAGAACCTCATCGAGGTGAACTGCACTTGGTGTGTTATTAAAAGCCATTAGTATATTTCCTTATTGTACGGTTTACGCAGGTACTACGTTGCCACCGAGATAGAAGTTAATCTGAACCAAGTCATCACCAGCAGCAGCAGCCGCACGGGTCACACCCAAGACTACATCACCAGTTGCAGCTACAACAGCTTTACCAGCCGCGTCAGATGCAATGTTAATGCCAGCAGCAAGTGCTGTACCAGCGTAAACAACTGGGTCACCGCCACGTACAACCGAAGCTGCATGTGTATCTGCTGGGCTGTTAAACAGCACACCTACAGCAGCTTCACCGTTGCCACAAACGACGACATCTGCGCCATCAGATTTGACAAAGAGGTACTGCGAACCTGTAAGGTCTGCGCCTGCAATGTATGTTTCTACTTGTCCGTCAATGTTATTATAAGCCATTATGCTTTGTCCTTACGAGCTTGTGCTTCTAGTGCTTTGCCTTCAGATGTCTTAAGAACATTAGTCATTGCTTTTGCGCGAGCAACGGCCTTGTTTCCTGTGAGACCTGAATCTGCAATTTCAGTTGTAATAAGTGCATCAAGTTTATCTTGAGCAGAAGTCATTTGACCGTCTACATCTGTAGAACCTGTTTCTTCCATCAGTTTCCCAAGGGCAGCATCAGCAGATTTAAGTGCGGTCAAAGTAGTTTCATCAGAGCCTACGAGCTTCAGGAGTGCCTTGGCATCATCCATTGCGAAGTTTGGCAGGTCACGGTTGGCTTGCTCTGTAAGTGTAGCATCTAGCTTATCAGCAAAAGCTGTTTCTAGTGCTGTAACTACAGCTTCAGGGAGTGTGGCTTTGTCTACCATAGTTCCAGCTACTTCAATAAATTCAGCAACCGATGCTTCTTCTTTGGTAAGACCTTCAGCAGTAATGCTGTAGCCCTCTGCCATAACAGATGCACGGAGTGATTCATTAGCAGTTGTTGCAACAGCAAGATCAGCCTGTAGCTTTTCAATTTCCTCAGGTGTCATAAGGGTTTCCTTGTTTGTATTGATTGACAGTGATTGATAAACTCGCGGGGCTGACGTTGCGAGTTCGGTAAGGGCTACATCTAGTGTAGATACGCCATCGGCCAGTCCTTGATCGACAGCCTTTTGCCCCCTATACATCCGAGCTTCAGTAGCACGAACTGCATCTGGTTTAATGTCTCTAGCTTCAGCTACAGCACTAATAAACATCTCATAAGAATCATTGACTGACTCCTGCAAGTAACTTAGAGCTTCACCCTCAAGTGGAGCATTAGGGTTACCAGCGACCTTGTAATCTCCAGCGTAAATAAAGGTAGGTTTGACGCCAGCCTTTGCATTAGCTTCTGAATTATCAACGTGCATGGCGACGACACCAATGGAACCAACGGAACCTGTCTGTGTCGTGTAAATCTTATCAGTGGCAGAACCAATGAGGTATGCAGCAGAAGCCATAGTGTCCCGTGCCATCGAGATCATAGGCTTACGTCCGCGCTGGCTCATAAGGTAGTCTCTGAAGTCAAATGCCCCAGCAACTTGTCCACCACCTGAGTCAATATCCAGAAGAATGTTCTTGACACTCTGGTCACTCATTGCGTCTTCTACTTGTTCCTGTAGGGAAGCATATGATGTCATTCCTGACATAGCCTCAATACCTGTAGACCGATGTGTCATAGACCCTACAATAGGGATAACACGTGTACTGTCAGATAGGCTCAAGGAGGTCCGCTGAGAGGCATCTTTGTCTTGCTTGTACATACCCTCACCTAATACTCCAATACGCTCTGATAAGACCGCACAGAGGGTCTCAGCGTAATCAGGGGTACACAGCAAAGGTGTATTAAGGATTAACGTGGATAGATGATTAAGTTTATTCATTTGATTACTCTCTGCAATTTATCTTCCTGCAACTCTCTCTATTGTTATCGGGTTAACACTTCAAACTTGCCACCAGCCTTTAATGTGATGTTGTTTGTGCCTGTGATATTCTTTATCCAGACCTCAGCCCTATCCCCTTGATCCATTCGGAGGTTGCCAGAGAAAGCTACGTTGCTCGATAATGTTCCTAAGAGGCCACCGTTGATAGTCGTAAGATACTCAGGTCCAACATTAACATAAGCATCTTCAGAGGCATCATATTGTCTAATCTGGAGTATGACCTCTGTGTTAGCTTGTCCTGAGAATGAGAAAATGCCATCACACCTAGCCTCAACTGTTTGGCTACAGTCTAACCTTAGGCCATTAGTGTTAGCAGTGCTGTACCAGTAAGAATCTGTTAAGGTCATAGCACCTGTAAGCTGCGTAAGCTCACCTTGGGTAGTTATGACTACAACACTATCTGCTGTTGGTGTGTGTGATGCACCTTGGTAAGTATTGCCAATGCCTACACAATTCTTTATAAGTGCCTTAGTTGAGGTAGCTGGCATATTAGGCAATGTGTTTGACTCAGGGTTAGTCCTTAGTCCAGTCAGTACAAAGCCTGTGTCCAACACGATGTTACTTGGCGAAAAGTCACAGAATACACCTCCTGATGTACCTAGCTGTAGTATATTCATATTAGAGCGAAAGGAACCACCTAATGTAAGTGCAGTACCTGCTCTAAAGAGTACACCAGTCATCGTGCTTCCAACAACAATACTATCAATCGCTGCCCATCCGCCAGACCATTCACCTGATAATGTAAATCCGTCTAAGCAGTTGACAAATCCTATGCTTCTGCTTAGTCCTTGTATATATCCGCCAATTTCACCAATTGACGTACAGTTGACAAAGTTCATGCTGTCAAAGTTGACCCCTGACCCATTACCTTTGTTGTCCAAGGAAAAGCAGGAGGAGTTACTACCAGAAACAATTACGTCTAACTTAGACATCAGGAAAGCACCAGAGTACCCTTCATCAGCAGTAACAAACATTGTATAGTTGTCTACATTTGACTTTAAGCAGGAGGTACTAAACCCATTTCCGCCAATACTTAGGCCACCCTCAGGAACAATAACCTGCTGCGACCCCATCTCAACAATACCGTCGATATAGTATAAAGTAGTGCTGGATAAATTACCAGATAGATCAAAGGCACTTCTTACGTACTTAATTGACTTAGGGGCATCAGGTATAGCATGACCACCACCATTGTTAATCAGAGGAACCTTAGCGTCTGCACCTCTAGGCAACTCACCAGCATCTTCCTTACGACCGTCACTGTAGGTAATAATCAGATGATCTTTAGCGTTAACCTTAGTAGACTTGATACTAATGCCATTGTCACCAGTGTTACCTTTGTCACCCTTGTCGCCTTTGTCACCCTTAGTGCCTTTGACGCTCTCACCACGTAGACCTCTTTGGCCTCGTATGGTGTCACCCTTGAGACCCCGTGGACCTTCAACAGTGTCACCTTTGTCACCCTTGTCACCCTTGATGCTATCGCCCTTAAGGCCAATGTCACCTTTGATGCTATCACCTTTGTCACCAGTGTTACCTTTGTCCCCTTTAATGCTGTCCCCTTTGAGACCCTTTGGGCCTTCAAATGATTGGGAACGCTTTGTGACCTCACGCTCAACTAAGGCTTTGGTCAGGGCTAGGTTAACTGAGATCGTCATGCTTTAGGTACTCCAAGGAGGCTTTTAGGACATCTTCCTCCAGAACCTCTTTCTTGCTCTTGGGGGCTTCTGCCTTCACGGGTTTCTCTTTAGCTGCTACTTTAGACTTCTCAAGCTCTCTACGAGCGTCTGCTTTAGCAATAATCCTATCTGCATCAACCTGTGGCAACTCAGCATTATGTAGCAATGCGTTAATTACTTCTGGTTCATCAGACAGATCAATGTTAGCACCATTGAGATTGCGAAGGTAAGACCCAAGCTCTCTAAGGTCATGCGGAGCTACGTCACCAGCCTTAATCTTAGGCATAGTCTCAACAGGCAAACCATTGAGTTCCCAGAGAGGTTCAACTAACTGT